TAAGATCTTCTTTAAGATCCGTTGATAAAGATATACCTGTTTATATGAGAGCTACAGGTAATCCAGGCAATGTAGGATCACAATGGGTTCGAGAAATGTTTGTTGAACCTAGTGAACCAAATACAAAGTTTGAAGTAGGGATAGATACGCCTAATGGTAAGAAATATATTAGTCGTAGATTTATTCCAGCTAAGTTACAAGATAATCCTTATCTGATGCAGACTGATGATTATTATATTATGCTTGCATCTTTACCAGAAGCACAGCGTAAACAATTCTTAGATGGAGATTGGGATGCATATGAGGATTCAGCTTTTCCAGAATTTAGTAAAACAACCCATGTGGTTGAACCTTTTGAGATACCTAGAAGCTGGTATAAGTTTCGTGCTGCTGACTGGGGTTATAGTTCTCCTGCTTGTGTGTTATGGTTTGCTATTGATTATAATAATAACATATGGATTTATAGAGAATTGTATACCAAAAAAGTTACAGCAGATTACTTTGCAAGACAAGTAGTTAGTATGGAACAAGGTGAACATATTCATTATGGTGTATTAGATTCTAGTACATGGGCAAGAAGAGGTGATGTAGGTCCTAGTATTGCAGAGACTATGATACAGAATGGATGTAGATGGAGACCATCAGATAGATCACCTAAAAGTAGAATTAGTGGTAAATTAGAAATACACAAAAGATTAAGGGTTACGGATAAGGAACCAGGAATAAGAGTTTTTAAAACTTGTAGAAATTTAATTAGAACTTTAGGATCTTTACCTACAGATGATAAGAATCCTGAAGATGTAGATACAAATGCAGAAGACCATGCATATGATGCATTAAGATATGGATGTATGAGTAGACCAACACATCCTAAATATGCAGAAAGATTTAGAACTTCATTTACAGATGATAGTTACAAAATGGCAGATAATAAATTTGGTTATTAATATGAATAGAATAGCACGACAGATATTACAATATATAAATAATACCAATAGAAAAACTAAACAACTTAGTCTTTCTAGAACTCTAAAGAAAGAGGTAGAGATTGGTGCGAATGGAACTCAGGGATATACTATAAAACAAGGACTTAATAAAGGAAAAGTTATAAGTGCCTATAAATAAAAAAGTTCCAGAGATAAATAAAAAAAATTTTCCCTATGACTTAGTTGTTGCTTACTGGGAGGATATCGTTGGATCATGCGAATGGTCTGATATACCTGATATAAAAAAAGCTAAGACTGCAATATGCTGTAGCTTTGGTTGGCTAGTAGAACAAAATGAAAAGACAACTGTAATCATGGCAGATTTTATATTTGAAGATAGTGGTATAATAAAACAAGGTGGTGGGCATACAGTAATACCTACTAAGAATATAATTAAGATTAAAAAAATAAAACAATAGGAGATGGCAATGGAAGCAAAATTTGATCCAAAAGCTAAAGTTAAACAAGGTCAATTAAGTGATACACCTGAAGGCAAACAGCCTAACAGGGAGCATACTAATATTGATTTTTCTCAGCATACACACAGAAAGCAAGAACCTTTTGAGTACGATCCAACTGTACCAAGTAAATCTGGCTCAGAGCATGTGCAAGATTCTTTGTTTAAAATGGCTGACGAAAAAGATTATTAATGAGTCTTGGACCCAAAAGTAATTTTATACCTGTCATCTATGCAGGCACTAAAAAGAAAACTAAAAAAATTAAAAAGAAAACTAAAAGGAGAAAACCCAAATGATGAAAAGATACATGCACGGAGAACTAGCAGCAGACGCACCAAAAGCACCTAATGCACCGTTAGCAATTGATCCTAATTCTAAAGTGAATCAAGGAGCTACAAGCGGTGATGGTAATGATGCTAAAGGTAAATCAAAGTCAAAAGTAGATCCAGCAATCTTTAGAATGGCTGAAGAAAGAGATTATTAGTATAATGGAAGATTTAAATAATAAATCTGATAGTCTATTAAGTCAATTAGAGGAAGCTAAAAAAGAAGGTAAAATAGAAAAAGCAACTACATCTAAATACTTAAAAAAGAAATCAACACTAGATAAACTTAATAAATTTATGAAAAATAAAGTTTATGGTGAAACTGATTTATTAAAATAATGGACGAAGAAAATAAAAAAAATAATGGCGGCTATGAAGCCGAGGGTAATTCTTTAGTTGGATTAATCCGAGAAAGATTTCAACAAGCTGAAACATCTAAGATCTATGATGAAAAGAGATGGTTAAAGGCTTATAGAAATTACAGAGGATTATATGGTCCAGAAACTGCGTTTCGTGAGAATGAAAAGTCTAGAGTATTTGTTAAAGTAACAAAGACTAAAGTACTTGCTTCGTTTGGTCAGATCATTGAAGTTTTATTTTCTCAAGGTAAGTTTCCACTAGGAGTATCTCCTACATCTGTACCAGAAGATATAGCTGATAAAGCACACTTAGATCCACAACAAGCACAACAAGAACAAGAACCAGTAAGTCCTTATGGATTTAATGGTGATGGTGGAGAAATACCACCAGGTGCAACTGTTAATGATCTAATGAAAAATTTAAATCAAGAATATCCTAATGTTGGTTTTAAAGAAGGTCCATCTTATACAGGTGGTCCACAAATAGAACCAGCAAAATTAGCTGCAGAAGCAATGCAAAAAATATTGCATGATCAGTTAGAAGAAAGTAAAGCTATTACAATTTTACGTCATGTGTTTTTTGAAATGACTTTATTAGGTACAGGAATATTAAAAGGTCCTTTTACAGATTTAAAAGAATATAATTCATTTGATACTGGTGAAGATGATAATGGTAATTTAATAAATGTTAATATTAAAAAAGTAAAAACAATTCCAAGTATTGAAGCAGTATCATGTTGGGATTTTTATCCTGATCCAAATGCTACAAATATAAATGATTGTGATTACGTAATACAAAGACATTCATATAATAAACAACAGTTTCAAGACTTAGCTGAAAAGCCAATGTTTAATTCTGATGCTGTTATGGAATGTTTAGAGATGGGTCCTAATTATCAAACTAGAGGATTTGAATCTTCATTATATGATAGAGAAAATATACAAACTATTTATAAAAATAGATTTGAAGTTTTAGAATACTGGGGTATAATAGATAAAAAAACTGCAGATGAATGTGGTTTAACATATGAATCTACAGGAGATGTAGTAGCAGTTAATGTATGGATATGTGGTAATAAAGTTTTAAGAATGGTAGAGAATCCATTTACACCATCAAGAATACCTTATTTAGTTTGTCCGTATGAATTAAATCCATATCAATTTTTTGGTGTAGGTATACCAGAAAATATGGAAGACTCTCAAATGGTTATGAATGGTCATGCAAGAATGGCTATTGATAACTTAGCACTTGCAGGTAATCTAGTATTTGATGTTGATGAAACAATGTTAGTACCTGGTCAAGACATGAAAGTATTTCCTGGTAAAATATTTAGAAGACAGAGTGGACAAACAGGACAAGCAGTACATGGAGTTAAGTTTCCTAATACTGCATACGAGAATTTACAAATGTTTGACAAGTTTAGACAGCTTGCAGATGAAGCTACAGGTATACCATCATACTCACATGGAGCAACAGGTGTACAATCTACAACTAGAACTGCATCAGGTATGTCTATGTTGATGGGTGCTGCAGCATTAAGTATTAAAACAGTTATCAAAAATATTGATGACTATTTATTAAAGCCCCTAGGACAATCATTATTTTATTGGAACATGCAATTTAATGATGAAGCTCCACATATAAAAGGTGACCTTGAAATTAAAGCTCAAGGAACTTCTTCTCTAATGCAGAAAGAAGTTAGATCTCAAAGATTAATGACATTTATGCAAACTGCATCTAACCCTGCACTTGCACCATTTGTTAAATGGCATACTTGTTTAAGAGAGATTGCTAAATCTTTAGATATAGATCCTGAACAATTAATCAATGATCCAGAAAAAGCTGCGATCTATGCACAAATAATGGGAATGGCAAATGGAACTCAAAACAATACAGCCCCTGCTGGAGGACAAAGTCAAATGGAATCAACTGGAGAAGTACCTACAGGAGCTTCGCCAACAGATCCATCAGGAGCTGGAGGTGGCAACATCGGAACAGGCAATGTACCGATGCCAGGGGAAGCTGGCTTTAGTGCGGCAAATACTCAACCT